ATCTCCAGTCGTTCAAGTCTTTCAATCTCCTTGCCCAAGTTTACAACATCTTCTTCCATCTTTTCATATGTCGCATTGTCTTCGGGAGAAATCAAGCCATTCTCCTGACGGTGTTCGTCAAGAAAACTCTTGGCCTGTTCCCATACCTTTGCACGCTTCTCTCTTAGTTCCTGTACCTTACCCATATTCATTACCTCCAGTTTTTAATTAGCTCCAGCCTTCTTTCCAGCTGAGCAATTGGAATGAGTATTTTTTCTTTCTCATCCTCTTCTTTGTTCTCCACAGACTCTGCAGTTGTATAATTTTCCAACTTATTCTCTTCCTTCTTGTCCGTGAGATATTTCATCCTTGCCTGAATGCCAGGCAGCTTGTTTCTAAGAGCATTTGTCACGGTCATCTGGTCAAAGATAAAGCCGCCTGAATCCTCATCCACCGACTCCGACTCATAGAGGATCTTGTCGGCAAACTTCATATCGATGGCCTTGTGGGCACTCATCCATGTTTCTGCATCCATCATGTGCGAAATTTTCGCTCTCGACAGTCCAGTCTTTGTTTGGTATGCATTGATAATGCTCTCCTTCACTTCACTGAGGAGATTAATCCCAACCTGAAGGTCTGCTACTTCTCCGGCTATCAGCATTGCCGGATTATGAATCATGACAACAGAGAGCGGTGAAACACATACCTCATCACCCGCCATTGCAATAACAGAAGCTGCGCTTGCAGCCAGTCCATCAATATGCACACTGATATTTCCCGGATACTCCTTAAGCATGTTGTAGATCTGCGCAGCGGCAAAAGTGTCTCCTCCAGGAGAATGAATCTTAACCACAATGTCATCTGTTGAATTTCCATCTCCATAAAGCTCTGTCTTAAACTGTTTAGGGGTGATGTCGTCATCAAACCATGAAGATTCTGCAATGTATCCTTCAAGGTGCAAAGTTCTCATTGCCGGCTCATCAACCTCATTCACCACCCAACGCCAAAATTTATCCATTCATTCAACCTCCTTTTTGGCATGAAAAAAGCACTCCTCGTTTTGAGAAATTCTGTCGTTCTATTTTTATTTAATTGTCCACAGTATCGGCTATGCCAGTCCATTTCTATCCACTGTCATCTTCAATGGTTTTCTTGGCATAAGCCCCAGCCATTTTAAGGGGAAGCATATTACCGTTGACGAGATTCAGCTCTCCTCATAACCGTCCATCCTGGACTTATAGTCTCCCCGCATTAGAGCTGATGCATTAAAGGATACAAAGCATTTTCCTTTCTCACCTTCAAGAAAAAGTTTCCTGTTCATTGCCTGCTCTAGTCTCACAAGCCAGGGTCTGATTGTATGGACCACAAAACTGATGGACTGGTTCTCTATGTTGCTAAATGAACTCTTGCTCAGGTCAGCTACCATGTGAGGTGGCACCTGGTAGATTCTGCAGATTTCTTCTATTTGAAACTTCCTCGTTTCCAGAAACTGCGCATCGGAGTTTGGCATGCTTATCGCCTGATACTGCAATCCATCCTCAAGCACCGCTACCTTGTTGCTGTTGCTTATGCCGCCATAGGCTAACTGCCAGGCATCCCTTACTTTGGAAGGGTCCTTTATGGTTCCGGCAGTCGATAAAATGCCGCTTGGTGTTGCATTATTAGAGAAGAACCTGCCTCCATATTCTTCTGCAGCAATATTAAGTCCGATTGCATTCTTGGCAAGGGCCACTGGCGAGTAGCCCGTGATTCCGTCAAATCCAAGTCCCGGAACATGAAGCACGTTTTCGGGACCGAGATAATGGGTAAGTCCTTCTTTCCTGTATGCATAGTACAGATTTCCTTTTTTATCCCTGTCCACGGTCATTTTGTCGGGAAGTAGAGGATAAATGCTAATCACTTCCCCTTTTCCATTTCGAATGATCTGGCAATAGGCATTTCCCCACAGAAGAAGATGGGTCATCATAGTTTCCCTTAAGGTGAATGAAGTCATCTCCGGGTTGGGTTCGTCATGCAACAATCTGTAGATAGGATGGTTGTACATCTTTTCTTTTCCGTCTCCCTTGTACCGGTAGGTGTGCAAGGGAAGCGATGCTATCGTCTCGGCAATGATCCTCACACATGCAAATACCACCGTAGTCTTCATTGAGCTTCTCTCGTTTACAACTGTACCCGACACGCTTTGTCCCATAAAAAAAGACGGTGCATCGCTTACACTGTCCTTTGGCTTATA